GACGGCAAACAAAACCTTCGCCGCGAGTGGAATTCCGTCTACGGCGGGCCGAATAACGCCAACAAAATCGCCATTTTGGAGGGCGATACGAAGCTCACCGGCTTCTCGGTGAACAATGACGAGGCCCAATTCCTCGAAACGCGGCAGTACAACATTCAGGAAATCTGCCGTTGGTATCGCGTTTCACCCCATCAATTGGCCGATTTGAGCCGTGCGACGTTCTCGAATATCGAACACTTGGCCCTAGAGTTCGTCACTTACTCGCTGATGCCGTGGATTGGGCGTTGGGAAGAGGCGATTCGACGCAAACTTATTAGCGAAGCCGACCGCAAGGCCGGTGTGTTCGCCGAATTCAACGTCGAAGGGCTGTTGCGTGGCGATTCGACCGCACGGGCGAACTTCTACAAGCTGATGTTGGGCATGGGCATCTACAACATCAACACGGCGCTGAAGAAAGAGAACATGAAGGGCATCGGCCCGCTCGGCGAGGTGCGATTCGTGCCGGCGAACATGATGACACTCGAAAACGCCGTCAAACCGCCGGAAGCGAATCCGCAACCGGGCGAAGGCGGTGAAGAGGGCGACGAAACCGAAGGCCAGGACGAGCCGCCGGAACCGAAAGGGCCGGGCGATGACCAGATGGGCAAGCTGACGCGGATCATCGAAGCGAACCAGAGGCGGCTAGCGACGAAGCTCCGCAACCACGCGACGCGGTTAGCGTCCGATTCGGCAGCGTTTTGCTCGTGGTTCGACGACGATTCAGAGTGGTGGGCCAAGTATCAAGAGCAACTTGCGGAAGGAATTGGGGACGCAGCGCAAGCCGAGGACGCTATTCTCCAGCGACGCATCGACCTGGGGCGAATCATCATCAATACCACGGCCGACGCGCTCCCCGCAGCGGTCGCATCTTACTTTGGAGACGAGAGCAATGGCACATTACCTCAGAACTAGCTACGCGGGCCGCCCGGCGATGGTTGACCGTGAACACAACGTCATTCGCGGCTATGTTGTCGCGCAGGAAGGACCGTTCAAGGACTTGCGTGGCGAGTTCAACCGCGAAGGCCTCGAAACAATCGTCAACGCGATGAAAGTGAACCGCGAAGGGACGAAAAGCCGGTTCACGCACCCTGGATTGAGCAACGACGGCTTGGGCAAGTTCCTCGGACGTGCAAAAGACCCGAGAATCGACCAAGTGACGGTCAATCGGGACGGAAAATCGGTCACTTTGGCGGCAGTTCGGGCTGATTTACACCTTGCCGAGAGTGCTTTTCGGACCCCAAACGGCGACCTGGGCAGCTACGTTTTGGACCTTGCCGAAGAGGATTCGGACGCCTTTTCGTCGTCGGTGGTCATCGAACCGAAGCAAATCAAGCGAGTCGGGGCCGATGGGCGGGCGTTGACGGGCGAAGATGGGCAACCGTTGCCGCCGTTGTGGATGGCCGAACGCATTCACGCTTCCGACATCGTGGACACGGGCGACGCCGTGGACGGATTCTTGAGCACGCACCCGCTGAGCATCGACGGATTGCCTGACGAGGACGTTCGGCGTGGCTGGGCGTTCCTCGATCAGTTGATGGCGGGCAAGACGCGGGACGAGGCGGCGGCGTTCTTCATGGAGCAATGCACGAAATACCTGGGCTATCGTTACGGCACCGAGCAGCGGCGATTAAGCCCCGGTGTCATCCGGGCGAAGATTCGCCTACGGGATGCAGGTGCAGCAAAAAAGTAGTTGACAACGGTTTGTGATTCTGTAGGATGAAAGCAGATTGAGGAAAAGACCGTGTTGAATCTGGCCGCGCCGTTGCAACGCCACTCGACACGATGAGCTAGCCTAACGAACGCCGTTGCGTGAGTTGGCTGCTAAGCAGTGATTCAAAAACACTGCTGGCGGTCGCCACACGCTACGGCGTTTTTTGTTTGCGGTCGCCAGCCAACCGAAGAGGCTGACCATGCCGCAAACTATCGACCTTTCCGAGAGCTTTACCAAAGACCTTGCCAATTGGGACGCGGCCAAAGCCAAGTCTGAATTGAGCGAACGTCACGGCAAGCTGCACATCCTGCTTGACGAAGCCGAAAAGGCCAAGCGGGAACTTTCCAACGAAGAAACCAACAAGGTTGAGCAACTCGACGCCGAGTGTGCCGCCATCAATGACGCCTTCGCGGCCGACTGGCAGCGTGAGCGTCTTTCTCCCGCCGAAGTCCGCGAGCGACTGGCCGAACAAGCCAAGAACCTCGCCCCGGGCCGCCGCTTGTCGTCCGGTTCTGGCCGCCCGGTCGAGAACGCCAACAAGCGACGCCGCGAGCCGCGACTGTCTTACGTTCGCAACCGCGAGGGCCGCTTGGAAGTTCACGTTCCCGAAGGCTACGGCCTGTCGGACGGCGGCTTCGACGACCTGGGCGAACAGCTTCTTGCCGTCCACGAGCGGGCACGGCCGAACTACCTGTCGATGCCGGGCGTCGATGACTTGCTCGGCAAGTTGCAACAGCTTGCCCCGGCGGGCAGCCATACGAATACCGACAGCGAAGGCGGTCACTTAGTCCAGAAGGACTTTTCGGCGACCATCTTCAAGCGGATGTACGAACTGGGCCAGGTGCTCAGCCGCGTCAACCGCGTCGGCGTGTCTGGCAACGGACTCAAGATGCCGGTGGTTGCCGAATCGAGCCGGGCCACGGGCAGCCGCTACGGTGGCGTCCAAGTGTACCGCGTGGGCGAAGGCAACAGCGGCACTTACACGCGGCCCAAGCTGGCGATGATCGAACTGACCCTCAAGAAATTGATGGGCCTGTACGTCGCCACGGATGAACTGTTGTCGGATGCGTCCGCGATGGCGCAGCTTGCTCAACAGGCCATCTCGGAAGAGTTCGTGTTCAAGATCGAGAACGAAATCTTCCGAGGCACGGGTGCGGGCGAAATGCTCGGCATCCTCAATAGCCCGTGCTTGGTCACTGTCGGCGAAGGTGCTGCCTCGACTGACGAAATCATCGCCGAGAACGTCAAGGCGATGTGGGCGCGGCTGTGGGCACGCTCGCGGCAGAACGCGGTGTGGTTCATCAATCAGGACTGCTTGCCGAGCTTGATGAGCATGAATCAAGCAGTCGGCACGGCCGGCGGCGAGTTGGTCTATCTGCCTCCGGGTGGATTGTCGGCCGCTCCTTACGGCACGTTGTTCGGTCGTCCTGTCATCGAAGTCGAGTACGCGGCGACGGTCGGCGACGTGGCCGATATCTGCCTCTTCGACATGAGCCAATACCTGATGATCGAAAAGGGCGGGATGACGAGCGATTCGTCCATCCACGTCTACTTCGATTCGGCTCAAACGGCGTTCCGCTGGACGATCCGCAACGACGGACAGCCGTTGTGGCATTCGGCTTTGACCCCGTTCCAAGGCAGCAACACTGTTTCGCCGTTCGTCGTGGCAGCAACCCGCACCTAACGCGGCTGGGCTTTGAAATCAACTTTTACCCTTCGAGGGAAATATGGGACGTTCGCTACTTGAAGATTTGGGCATCGCAACGGGCGTTATTACCGTTGATGCCGACACTGCTGCGGTCACGGGCGACTATGTGAGCATGAAGGGCTACAACCGGCTCTTGATTCTCATTCAGGTTGCCGCATGGCCCGCCGATACGGCTGCCGTAACGGTCGAGCAATCGACCGTCGTGGCCGGTTCGGACTCCAAGGAACTGGCCTTCACCAAGTCGTACAGCAAGACGGGCTTGGTCGATGCGTTGTGGACGGCTGCCACGGTCACGTCGAACACGTTCAACATCGCCAGCAACGTCGACAACGAGCTGTACGCCATCGAAATCCTCGCGTCCGACTTGGACGTGGCCAACGGATTCGATTGCGTGACGATCAAGGTGGCGGACCCCGGCACTGCATCCAGCATGTTCGGCGTCACCTACATCCTGAGCGAACCGCGCTATTCCGGCGCTGGTGCGTTCCTGACTGACCCGATCGTGAACTAATGCGGTACTCGCTTGCCACGGTCACGGAACCGACTGCGGCCGTGGTAAGCCCGGCCGACATTGAACGCTATGCGCGTTTGGTGGACGTGTCGGCAGAGATTGACCACATCACGGACTTGATTGCCGCCGCGACCAAGCAATGCGAACGGTGGAGCGAGCGGCAATTCGTCCACGCCACGTATCGAATGCAGTTGCCGGAGTTTCCAGCCTGCGAAGAAGTCTACCTGCCCAAGCCTCCGCTAAGCAGCGTAACGCACGTCAAGTATTACGACACGGCCAACACGCTCCAGACGTTCACGAGCAGCTATTACCACGTCGATACGGACTCGCAACCGGGGCGGATTGTGCTGGCTCTTGGGCAAGCATGGCCCGCGACTTACGAGCGGCCCGACGCGGTGCAGTTGACGTTCGTGGCGGGCTACGGAGCAGCGGGCACCTCGACGCCGGCCAATGTTCGATTGGCGGTCAAGATGCTCGTGAAAACGTGGTACGACAACCCGGATATGTACGTCGTCGGCGCGGGCGTCAATGAACTGCCGGCGAATGTAATGGCAATTCTCGGCGGCGAGACAATCCCCGTGGTGTTGTGATGGCAGAAGGAGCAGCAAGAAACCGCCGCTACAACCGCCCGATTGAGATTCAAGAGAACCAAGCCACGCAAACCGGACTTCGGCCGACAGCCGATTGGCAAACGGTCCTCAATGCGTGGGCCAGCATCGAGCCGATTACCGCGAACGAGCAATTCAGACACGGCCAGAACGTCGGAGAAGCGACGCACGTTGTCCGCATGAGGTATTGGGACGAACTGACCGCGAAACATCGCATCAAGTACACGGACAGAAACGGCACCGCCAGATACCTCGGCATAGTTGGCCCGCCACGCAACGAGGACGAAGGCGGCCGGTATCTCGAAATGATTTGCAAGGAGGGCTAAGTGGGCTACGGCGTAGCGATGGACGGAGCAGACGCGGTTGCCTCGGCACTCGATTACCTCGGGCGTGTGCGGACGCGGAAGGTGCTGCGGACATCGTTGCGGCGGGAAGCCAAGAACGCCGCGCAGAAAGCGGAAAGCAAGATCAACCACAAGACCGGCAAGATGGCGAAGCGGTTGAAGGTGCGGGCCGGAAAGAGAGACGACAACGCGGTGAGCATGGTCGTGTTGGGCGAAGGGCCGGAAGTCGCGCACTTGGAGTTGGGGCACAAGCTGGGACCGAAAGACCGCGGCAACAACCGCGCACAAGTCGAACCGTTCCCGTTCATGCGGCCAGGGTTCGATGAAACCGTACACGACGCCGAGCGGCGAATCATCGAGGACTTAGACCAAGCGATTGCGGACACGTTAGCGAAGGGCAACCAGTGAACGACGTAACCACTATGGACGATGAGAGCCGCGTGATGATTTGTGACAACGTGCCGAGAGACGCAACCGAGACGCTACCACTGGCCGGCGACGCCAAGGCCGGGCCGCGTGTCGTTGGGCAAGCGCTGCTAAAGGCGCTGGGCATGGAGCAGCAGCACGTTTTGAGCATCGACATTCACTGTGCCGTCAACGACGTGCCAACCGTGACGATCAAGCGATTCATTAGCAAACAAGAAGCTGAGCGGCTTGAGCAACTGGAATTGAAACCGCAATGAGCCTCGAAAGCGACCTGCAAACGTACATGCTCGCCGAAACCGACATCACGAATCTTGTCGGGTTGACGGGCGTGTATTGGGGCAGGGCACCGCAGGACCGCGAGTTTCCCTACATCACGTTCAGCCTGATTAGTGAGGACCGCAACGACGGAGCCGACGTAGCAGACCAGTGCGGATACGTGGCAGCAATATACCAATTCGATTGCGTGCATCGCGGCGATGACGACGTGCTGGCCGTTGGCGAAGCGGTGCGAACGACGTTAGCCGAGCTAGCGAAAGTCACGATGGGTTCAACGTACATCCAAGCCATTGACGTGGTGAACCGAATCCAGCGTTTCGACGTGCCGGAGTTCGGGCAAGAGGAGACGGTCGACATCGTGAGCATCGACCTGCGAATCACTTTCAACGAATCCGTGCCAGCATAAGGAATCGAGAGCATGGCGAAATACAACTCTAAGGGCAACATCAGCTTTCAATGGACCGTGAGCGCATCGCTTACGACCATCGGGCAATGCCGCAGCGTGGATCACGACGCGAGCGCACCGGCGATTGACGTAACCGACCTGGACGACGCGGCCCGCGAGTTCGTAGCAGGCATCGTGGACGGCGGTGAAGTCACGATCGAATTGCTGCTAGACCCGGCGGACGCATCTCTGGCCGCGCTTCGCACCGACTGGAAAGCACAAACGGCCCGTGCGGCAAAGATCATTATCGTGTCGGCCGCTCGCACGTTCTCGGGCTTCATCATGAACATCCGCGAGTCGGGTGGCGAAGGTCAGCCGCTCGTCGCCACGATCACGATCAAAGTCACCGGCGCTATCACCGACGCATAAGAAAGTTTATGAGCGAATCAAAAGCAGTTACCCGCGACGCCATCTTCAGCAAGCCTCCCGAGTTCAAGCGGGAGCGTGTCGAAGTGCCGCAATGGGGCGGATACGTCTACATCAAGCAAGTCTCGGCGAAGGATTTCGAGTGCTGGCAAGAGTGGGCGATGAAGCAGGAGAACGCCAAGAACCCGCTGTCCGCACGAGTGAAGTTCATCACCGATTGCGTGTGCGACGAGAACGGCAAGGACTTATTCACCGAACCAGTTGACGTGAATGTTCTCACCGAGCATCCCAACGACGTGATTGACTTGCTGTGGAACGAATGCCGGCGGGTAAACGGCTTGGATGCGAAGTCGCGTGAGGACGCCGAAAAAAACTAGCCGACGACCCGCTGGAAATGTTTTGGTTTCGCGTAGCGGGTCACTTGGGGTCAACGGTCAGTGAGTTAAAAGGCCGCATGTCACAAGCGGAGTTGATGCACTGGATGGCGTTCGATTCGATACACGGCCTCGATGACATTCGATTGGAGTTCCAACTAGGACG